AGCGTGAAGCCGCGCTCAAGATAGCGCCGGATGTCTTCTTTGAGAGTGGTGAACGTCGTCGTCGTGGCCATGGCCTATCCTAACACTTTCAGGCTTGATCCGCCATACTGGTAGCCTTGGCCTTGACTCGGCACACTCTGTCAGTCCACCCCCTGCCGAACGTGTCGAAGGTCGAAAGCTTCTTCAGAAAGTCGAGACGCATGTCGCAGATGGCGTCGGCGGTCTCCTTGGCGTCGCAGGATTGGATGGCCTCAAGGGACTTTGGGCCAATCACACCGTCTGCGGTGACTCCGGCGATCTCTTGGAGGTACTTTGCAGCCCGGCCAACGCCAGAGTTCACGGCGAGGTCATAGGCGGCGTAGTCCACGCCAGAGGGGAGCTGGTCGCCCTTGATCTTGTCCCAGTACATGGCCTTGTAGAAGGGCTTTACGGTGTCGGGTGTCAGGGCGCGCATCTCGGCCTCAGTGACATCCCGGTTCATGTATGCCTGCCAGTTGGTCCGGGTGACGCCCAAGTTCGTCATGCCGCCAGGGTCGCGCGGGTTGTTCACGAACCCGCCTTCGCTCTTGATGACCATGGCGAAGCAATCGTCCCAGTTCTCTTTCATGTCACTTGTCCTTTGCGGTGAGGGCGTCTGTCTTCTGTTTCGATCCGGCGCTGGACCCATAGTAGAACTGCACGACGCCGGTCCATGAGGTGCTGAGCGATCCCAGCATCATCAGCAGCACCTCGGTCCCTGTCTGCGGAATCCCAAACACCATAATCCAGATCAGCGCCCCGAAGAATCCGAATGTGATGAAGAAGGCCAGGGCCTTCGGGGTCCAGTCCTTGGTGTCGCGCTGCATCTGCCTGGCGCTATCTCGATCCCCAGCAGCGATGCGCTCAAGGTCAATGTCGAGGGACTTCATCTGCACCTTGAAGTCTGCGTCGATCTTCTTGATGGCTGCAAGTTGTTCGGGTGAAGCTGACGCCATTGCCTCAGAGATCTGCTCCTCGGAGGCATCTTCGTGGCCGAAGATGGCGTTGGATAGGGTCTTGACGGCAACGCCAGCCAGCGGGCCTCCCAACGCCGTGGCGATGGTTGGCGCCACTTGACCAAGTAGGGGGCCGAACTGATCAAGTAAGCTCATTTTCGACACTCCTAATGCGCGAGGAATTTTATCATAAGCAGGGCGAGAATAACGAAGACGGTGATGGCCGTGACAACAATGATCCCGCCAACAAGAACATTGCCCATCATTTCTTGCTGTTCTTTTGCAGCCTGAAGAGCGGCGGCCTTCTGGTCTTTACGAATTTGTGTGGTGTGAGAAAGCACCTGATCCCAAGCGGCAATCCCAAATTCTCCGATGAAGTGATTTTTGAGTTCCTCCATCATCGCATCAGCTTCGGCCTTGGCGGCATAGGCTTCCATGGCGATCTGCTGCGCGGACTTGCCGCTCATCAGGCTCCCCTTGGGGTCTGCGGCGGTGCGTGTGATGGCGGCTACGCTATCAAACAACGAACCAAGATCAGCAGCCATTCCCTGCAGTTCTTTGCCAACGGCTATTCCGGCCTTGATGGCCTCATAGCTGACTTTGGCTGCGGCAAGGAGGCTGAGGGGGTCCATCAGCGCCCCTTTTCAAGCAGGGTGATGCGCTTGTCGAGTTCTGACACCATTTTCATCGTGTCAAAACGAATGGAGGCTCTCGCCTGCGCGGCGTCCGCAGCCATGTCGAGGCGGCTCTTATCGACAGCGGCCATTGAGCGCTCGCGGTCAAGCGTCATGGCGGCGCGTCCAAGAGCGGCCTCCTTTTCAACCTTTGAAATCTGCTCGCTCAGATGCTCCCTGATCTGAGCCATGTCGATGGTCGTGCCCTGCGGGGGGATCGCCTTGTTATCGGCGTTCACAACCACCGCGATCTTCGACTTTAGTTGAATGATTTCGTTGTTCGCGCTGGATAGGGAGCTCATGAGGTAGACAACGCAAGAGAACAAGATGGGGATGCCGGAGAAGGTGATCTTCTCGACGAGCGCGCTCTTGCTGGCCGTTGCGGCCATCTCAAGAGCAATCTTCTCCTGTTTTTCCTCTGTCGTGCTCATTTGTCCGCCTTTCGCTTCTCAAGGCTGTCAACCTTGTCAAAGATCTGCCTGCACAAGTCTTTGATTTCTTTGAGAGCATCTGAGAACTCTTCGCGCCGGACGTAGCGGCTTGGAAGCTCAACCTCAAGTTGGTGGATGTCGGACTTCAGGCGCTCAACAGCTTCCCACAGTTGCCTGGCGAGCCAGCCAATGAGCGCCAGGAAGGCACCAAGAGCAAAGTTGATGAGTGTCTGTGTTTCCATCGACCTATCCTGCGCTACAGCACCAAAATTCTACATTGTGTTGATGTTTCGGTCAAAATGGTTGACACCGCCGTGGACCATGCGACACTGCCTGCGTCAAGGAATGGTCCTTGGCTTACATACGGCGAAGACTTAGCGTCAGGCGTCTGTAGGCCCAGCCCACTCAGTGATTTGTTCGAGATACTTGCCCCAGCCTGGTAAAACAGACTGGGGCTTTTTCTTTTAGGCTGACGCCCAAGGTAGCGGCGGCGTCACAACAGGCGGGTTCAACTGATTGGCGATGTTCGTAGCAAGACTGGCCTCAGTGCTGGCGACCTGCTCTGGACCCATAGCAGCCTGCACCCAGCCAACAACCTGAGCCTGCGTCAACTGAGCGTAGGGCGTGTAGGGCGAGCCTGCGACGTAGGTGACGCCGACCGTGCCGTAGACGGTGGCGTTGTAGGTGCCGTCAGTGGCGTTGACGCGCCAGTGGACGGTAAATACCACATCTATTTGGCCCTCAGCCTGCGGGTAGCAGTTCATCTGCTCGACGACCCAAGTGTTTGTTACGCTCATTGCGCATTCTCCTCAATTGCGGGAACCGCTACCTGCGGCTGCGCCTGTTCACGGATTTTCTGGATCAACTCAGCAACCTGAACATAGGGCGCGTTGCCGAGCGCCTGCATGATGATGTTGACTTCATTGATAGTCAGATCAAACTTCATTTTACTTCCCCTCCAGCGCAGCAAGACGAGCCTCAAGCGCGTCGTTCTTGGCGGATAGTTCTTGCAAGGCGGCGACGAGAAGCGAAATGACTTCAGAGTAACGAACGCCAAGGTTCCCTTCTGTGTCTACATCCACAACTTCCGGCAAAACCTTTTGCACATCTTGAGCGATCAGGCCAACTTGCGGCTTGTTTGTGTCATCAGCCTTCCAAGTAAATTCAGCGGCACGAAGGGATGCAACTTTTACCAATCCGTTTTGGATTGTCCCTGTAATGTTTTTTAGGCGTTCATCAGATGTACCTGTCCAAGAAGTGCCGCCATCTGTGACGTAAACACCGACTGATGATTGATTTTGAACAACATAGTTGTTTCCGCTGTTCGGCCCAAAAAACCAAAACTTCCCAGCAGTAGTTGAAGAATGTCTTCCTGCAAATGGGACGAAGGTTGATGTGACTGCGTAAATACGTTCTCCATTGCCAGTTCCACTCGTCGTCCCCACCAGCAAATTGCCGCTGGAGTCGATAACCATTCGATCAGTTGCAGAATTTCCATTGCCAAATATCAGGGTTCCGCCGTTTTGGCTCGTTATACGAGCCTGTTCTCCATTCGTGGCATTTCTGAAAAAGATATACGACGAGTTTGTGCCGCTTCCCGTAGCCGTAAAAGCACCGTACCCAGCACTGCCAGTTGCACCAATGATGCCATTAGTGCCAGTTACCTCAAGCTTGTACGCTGGCGAACTCGTCCCAATCCCCACGTTGCCGCTGGAGTCGATGCGGGCGCGTTCGACATCGTTGGTAAAAAATACAAGTGGATTACCGCTGTCATTACCAATCGCAAGAAGAAAACCGCGCGGGCCAGTGTTCGGAGTAAGCGTTCCGTCCCAAAACTTAGCCACATTGAGATAAGCATTATCTCCACGCGCCAATTTTAGACCAGATTTTGCAGCAGCATACCCATCAACAACCAGTTTATCAGCAGGTGAACTCGTCCCAATCCCCACGTTGCCGCTGGTGTCGATGCGCATACGTTCGGTATCATTTACCGCAAAAGTCAACGCATGGTTGGAACGAGAACCCATAGCCATCACGCCGGAGGTCTGATTGACCAGAACTTCCCAAACGTATGTTCCGCTTTCAAGCAAAATTGACCCATAGGTGGAAGAGGATGGGGCTTTAATGTTTAGATTTGTCCCACCAAAGGATGTAGGCGAACTCGTCCCAATCCCCACGTTGCCGCTGGAGTCGATGCGCATTTTTTCCGTCAAAGAATTTGCGGTGCGCGTAAGTAACTGTAGGCTTCCTGTTGTCGCAGGATTATCCAATCCCCCAACTATTGATGCGCCCGGTGTTGGGGTTGACCCATTCCTAGCGCCGATTTCAATCCCCTGACCAGCGGGTCCAGAAGAAGTAACATCAACATCACGATAAACCCCAACACCGGGATAACCAGCTAAAACTTGCAACTTATATGTTGGAGACGAAGTCCCAATCCCTACGTTGCCGCTGGTGTCGACAGTCATCGCGGTCGTAGCGCCGTTATTGCCGACCTTGAAGAGGATGCTGTCGGTAGTGCCGACGCCGGAGGTGGATTTCAACGTCAGGGAGGACGATGCGGTTGTCCCTCCGACAACCGTGGGCGTGACCAGTGAGCCAATAGTCAGCGCATTGGTGATCGTGACATTCTGCGAGGCGTCAATCGTGACAGCATTGACGCCAGCCGTGCTGAAGCCGAGTTGATTTGTGCCAGCGAGGTACATGCCCGTGGCATTGCCGCCCAAGAACGAGAAGCTGGGCGTGGCAGCGGTTCCCTTTTGAGTAAGGATCTGCTTGCTGTTTTGAGCGGCGGTGGTCATTAGGTCAGCTCCAGCACAGAAGCAACAACATCAACAGAAGCTGCGGCGGTCACCGAGATGCTGTTGCCAGTCAAAAGAACGAGACGGTTGTTGTTCGACAGCACCGAGATGTTGCTGGCGGCTGGGAGAGGTGCGCTATTGATCAGA